TACCTGACCCAGGATTCGCTCGTTGTTATTCCTAACCTTAATGCTGATGGGAACTGTGCGTCCAGGATCTACAAGGCTGATGCGACCTGCTACTTCGCCTGAGATTGCCTCGTCAAAACGCCTGTAAAGCCTGATAGCGCCAACTTCGTCAACAAACAGATGAAAGACGCCGTCTCTATATACCTTGTTTGTTGGCCAGCCGTCTGGACCAATGAAATCCAGAAGGCTACCGTCTGTTGTTTTGATTTCGACTTGATCACCAGTGATCAGCATCCCCAGCGGAAAGTCAAAGCTAAAACGATCCTTGTCTACGTTAATGTCTGAACGGTTGACTTCTCCAATAAACTCTTCGTCAACCTGCGAACGCCGCAGCTCAATCTGGCCGTTGTAGCCTAAAAGGACAGCCATATCACAGATTCACGGTGGTGTAATTGCCAGACATTGTGAACTGAATATCTGCCGACATAACCTCTCCCGTTGAGCATGTGATATTAACGGCAGTGACGTATGCTCTGAAAGCAACCTTTTTGTCACCCCAGCGCAGATCAAGCGCCGCAGACGCAGGCGTGGCAGCGGTAATGCAATTGTCAAGAAGTAACCTAAGACTTGTGTCGTCGTCGTGGTAAAAGATGGTCGCGCTGCCAGTCGCCGACTTAAGTCCTGGCACATAAGCTTGCGCATCTTGGCCCAAATTAGTTACATCTAAAAGATCAAGAGATGATTGCAGACTCCAATTCCGAACGCGTGTAACTGTTCCATTGTTCCACCTCATGGAACCATCCTTACCACTAAAAACAGCCATAGCGCTAGAGGCCTTTCTGTCAGTTTAGTCAGGCGTCCAAAACCGCACGAAACTTGCATTGCACTGAGCTAAGACCAGGGAACACGCTGCTCACTGTCGGTGGCTCGGCATACCGCCAACGCAACCCAGACCCGCCAGTCTCCCGCAGGTACGCTTGCAGGCTGCTGCTAGCGCCAACAGCTCCGCTATTGCCCGTGAACGTCACGTAATCCCAGACGCTATTGACTGCCTCAAAGTTCTTTAGGATCAACGCGGCCTCATCGTCGGTGATGTTCTCAAAGCCAAGCGCCAGCTCAGCATTCACACGACGGATGCCGAAACGCACAACGGTCATCGCACCATTCTGTGCCGTGAAATCAGTCTGCGGATACTCACCGGGCGAGTAGCTGCGACTAGAAGGGTGGATGCTAGGAAAAGCGACTGGCATCAACCTGCCTCAACGACAAAATCCGCTGCACTCCAGTCTAGAACCGCCAAGCTGCCTGAACCTGTTAGCGGCGCATAGCTACCTGACACTTCAACAAGGCCATCCTCTCCGTAGCTCAACGTCTCGACCTTATAAACCCTGCTATTAGTCACGCTGTTCTGAATGGTGAACACCGTGCCGAACAGACTAACCTGCGTGGTCCTGCCTTTGGATGCTTTCAGCGTTGCACTCTTCACGCCTTCGGTGCCAGGTTCCCAGTACAGGATCGAGTAATTCCCGTTCAGCGTGTCGACTGACTGGATCGTGCCATCCACGCCGATGCTGCCGTTATTGAACCTGCTGGTATGTGTCACCTCGGAGACCAGCTTGAAATACTCACCCGGCGCCAAGTTCATTGCCGCCTGCGGTGTTGTCTCAAACTTCACCCCATGGTCCACCAGCTGGCGGGTCTTGAGTGCGTACTGCGCAAACAGCAACGCATGAGCCTCCGTTGTGCAGAAGCCACTCATGTCGAAGGTTTCCACTGGGTCGGCATCACTGCCACCCTGCGCATTTGACAACCTGACTGACAGCGTTCTGGTCTCAGGGAAACCGTTGACCCTATTCTGCCGCCACAGCAATGCGGCATTAAATAACTGCCGCTCCTCGGGGCTGAGGAAGCTCACTTGCAGCTTGCGGATGTTGCCGTCAGTGAACAGCGCCTTAATCTCAACCTTACCGCTGCGGTTAATGGTGTAATTACTTTTGTAAGGCACAGCAGGAACAAGGCTGAACCGTCCGCCGAGGATCGTGAAGTCCAGCAGGCAGTATCCCGCGTTCTGATAAATCCACTCCCTCAGGTTCTGCTGCTGTGAGATCACACCATCCCAGGTGAATCCATTCGCTGCACAGAACTTCGCTGCAATCGCCATACGACCACGATCGACCTGATCAGCACCGATCAGGTTGCCAGCACCAAGTACAGGGTCAGTCAATAGCGCATAAGCAATTTCAGGCATCAGGTTGGATGCACTGCGACCGCTCGATCCAATTCGCTCAACCATCACGCCACGCCTGATGAAGGCAGACATGTTGCTGAAGGATGTCCACTCCTTAGTGCTGTTTATCCGCAAGCCTGCATAGGCAAGCTGGTCGTATTGAGGCGCTGACTGCTCGACCTGTTCGTTCACATAAACGACCTCATGCTCAGGTCCATCCATGTGGCTCTTCTTTTCAGCATCAACCAATGGATAATCTGAAACCGCGTCGTAGGGGTTCCAGTTGTGCTTCAGGATGTTTTGTGCATCAGTTGTAACCTTGACCGTTTGGTTTGCGACAGGAATATAAATGTTCTCGCCATTGGTGTAGCCACTGCCGCCATCGACCAAAGTCCAGGTCTTGGCTCCATTCTCGTATGTGTCAACTCTGAATCTCGCGCCCGATCCACTACCGCCAGACGCACTCACAGTTGTTGTTGAAATCGGCGAAGGCGTTTTGCTTGTGCGGGTAATTCCCTTCTTCCCTACATAGCCATAAGGCGCATACTCAGCCTTGTAGGAGTAACCCCCGCTTTCGGTGCCTGTAGTGCCTGCCGATCTAAGAATAATCCGGCCATCCCAAACCAGGGTGATGTACCTGGCGCCGAGTGAGCTGTAGTCGGATTCGTACAGCGTATAGCTGTCACTAGTAAAACGATATTCGGTTTCATAGTTACCACCAGGCGTGCCGCTTTGCGTGACATTGACAGACTTGATCGCTCGATTTGTCGGCGGTGGCTCGCCAATCACCCATTCAGGATTAGACATCTCTAAGGGATCAAGCCTGAGGGTTTTACCTTCGAATGCAACTGTGCGTCCTCTGGCGCTATAGCTCATCTTGCGACCAGGGCGCAAAAGATGAACATCGCGGTTGATGAAATAACGTCTAGCGGCATTGCCAGGATACGGACGAAGCCTAAATTCCCACTGTCCTAGGGAATGGCTGATTCGAATCCAGTTGTACTGAGCCTGTGGCGTGCGACCCTTGACGCAGAACAGCGTGCCGCCGCTAATGTCAATCCAAGCAGAATTAGACCCAAGGGCACGAGTCTGCAGCTGAAAGAAGCTAAGACGCTTCAGGTATTTGTTCATCGTTCCAAGTTGGAACGAACCACCGTCGTCTCCGATGTCATCGATGACATCATCGCCGGGGTGGCTGTTCATGTTTGCATAACCATTAACCTGCCCCCACACTGTGGACTTGATCCCAAGTTCAGTAACAGTGCAAGCTCGGTTATTTGAGATCGTGCCGATTGCAACGCTTTGAAGCGTTAGCCTGTCTGCAGTGAAGTTAATGTCAAGCACCCCAGCAGTATCAACATCGCCAGGTTCAATGACACGAAAAACTGAGTCTTTGTTACTGCCAGGCTCCCATGGATCAGCAGGCACAGAATCACAAACAACCAGCTCAGTGCCAATCATGTATTGACTGCCAACACTGATCGAGTCATCAACTGATTCGCGAGCGCCGTTGATTGACTGCTTGAAATCTTCGCTGCCCCATGGCTCAAACCTGTCACCAGGATCCTCTGATGCATCAAGGCGGTAGGTCACATAACTACCGTTGTCCCTAATGACAGCGGCACGGTATGGGACGCGGGCGCGTGCCTTGTTTCGCTTTTGTCTAATGCGGTCTTTATTCTCTTTGCCAGAATCATCAGGGATCGTTGGATCGTCATACTGAGGGCGCCACATCATCCCGTTAGGCGCAGGCGAGTAAAGCCCAAACTGCGCCTGTGTTGACGGTGTTCTAGCCCCAGAGAAATAGGGACGGTACCTGCCGTCTTGATCCCAGAAGATCGAAAACGCATCACTAGGAGGCACACGTGGTAACGTGCCTTGCCTATAGCGATCGCTTCCGCCTTCTTTAATTCGCCCCCCGTTCGTGCGGAAATACAGCGCAAGCTTGGCGTTGGTGTAATTCTCAAGCGTCGTGTCGCCGATAGCAAAGCCAGCAAAATCAGGCTTCGCCTCAAGTCGCCCGCTACTAAACAAGATCAGTGCCCGTAGCTGCTGACCGTTGCCGAGGCTCAGCATTTGTGACCACAGCAGCACACCGTTGGCCCGCACACCCTTACGGGTAAAGACCAACGGGATGATCTCTCCTAACGTCGCAAGGTCTTGGAGGCTGTCAAAGTTTGTCTGTGGTGCAAACCTATTCCGCCCGGTAATGTCCTCTGTCTTGAGGCTTTGCGGTGTTCTGGCTTCGGTTTGCTGCTTAGGTTTTGGTGCCAGCAATGCACTAACAGCTGACAGTGCAACACCAATCGCCAGCGTGAAAAGAACGTTGACAGGTTCATTCCTGACGTCAGGGATTAGCTCGTACTCTTTCGAGCGCTCAGCGTTATAAGCAGCAGTCTGGTCAACAAAGAACCAGTACTCTTCTTCCGTTAAGCCGACAGCGTTGCAGAGTTCAGCTTCTGCGGGAAGTAAACGCCTTGGACCTGCAGGGCGCCGATGGGGGACCATCTCACCGCCGACTCGCCGTAACTCAGCCATCCTTCCTCGTAAAACACTGCCAAGCCATAACCGCTCCCCGCCTGGCACAACGCAACTGATCCCAGTCTAGGCTGCTCAATCTTCACTCCCCAGCGGCTCAATTCCTCAGGGAACACCTCCCAATCGCCACGCCTCAACCGCCGATACCAGTCGCGCTTTGGTCTTGGTGCTTCAATCCCATAGTGCCGTAGCACTGTTGTCGCTAGCGACAGACAATCCCCGGCACCGTGGCGGTCAAAATCAGCGCCGAGTCGGTAACCCTTCCCGATCAGCTGATGTGGCTTCATCGATTCTGGATCGTGCTGGACACTGGCAGTGACCCAACCAACGCCTTGGTTAACACCCTTGTCGGAGCGCTAGCGCCTACTGCATCGATGCTGCTAGATAGCAACACCTCAACGGTCTCGACGTCGTAGCTCATGCTGGCAGCGATCCAGACTTCAGTCGTCAGCGTTCGCCCGACGGTGAAGTTACTTGGGTTCATGCTGCAGCTATCAACCCTGACGTTCCAGCGGTTGCGTGCAGCCTGTTCTGCGTAGCCCATCGAGATCGCATTGCTCGACATCACCAGCTGTGATTCCAAGTTGTCGCCGCTGCGGTTCTTGGCAGCGCCTTGATAGATAAACGACAGGTAGGGGTAATTGACGCCGCGGTAACGGATCACCTGCCCTGGTTTGCTGTTCTGGAAACGATGCTGCACCCTCCCTCTAGCGTCTTTGACCTCAAGGAAATTGGTTAACGCAACGACGGTCATGGCTTACATCCCAAGGCGAGCACGCTGAGAGCGGCTGTTCCTCAGTGTGCCAAGTGTTTGGCTTTTGCCACCTGCAGCACCACGCTTTGCTGCAGTGTCCATCGCCTCCATCAGCTGTTCACGATCAACCCAATCACGATCCATGAAACGAGTGGTCTGGAAGTTGTAAACATTGCCGCCACCACCACCAGCTGCACTGTCTCCACCGGAAGATCCACCGAGCACCGCACCACCACGCTTGCCCATGCTGTAGTTACTCATGGCTGAATCCATCTTGCTGGATGGGATGACGTATTCAGGTTCACCACCTTCACCAACAACTGCCCTGGTGGGACCGGTGACATAGCCACCCTTGGCAAACGGCACAGGAGGCAAAGAACCAAACCCGTCGAGATTGAAGATCTCAGGACCAACACCTGGAGAACCGGGGATAAAGGCTTGTAAAACAGTCGTGAACAACTTCTGCGTCAGCATCTGGGTCGCCATGTCGATAAAGGCTCTGCCGATGTTCTCAAACATCCGCAAAAAGGCTTGCTCTACGGTTTCAGTTCCTCTTACAATTCCGACGATTGAGTCGCTCAAGGCAGTAGAAATTTCAGTGGCAATAAAACCGTACTTCTCATAGAGCTGTTGCTGTCTTAATAGCTTTTGCTCAGCTTGATCTAGCAGGTTCAACTCCTCTTTTCTTTGGATTAAGAGTTCAGTCTGCAAGGTTCGCTGTGCTTCTAGAGTCTTTACCTCATCCTCGTTATAGGCTCCAGAAGCTATTTGTTCATCTAAATCTAGAATCTGTCTCTTAAGCTGCATTACCTCGCTATACCTACGACTCTGTTGTTCGATTACTTGCAGCTCTTGAGCCAAGGCGTCGCCACCAAAGGGATTTGCAAGCTGCGCTTGAATTGACTGGAGTTGACTGCCCGTTTGGAACGAACTATCTGCCTTCTGACGGCGAATGGACTCTAAAGTGCGCTCACGCTCCAGGGCCAGAAGGGCCTTCTCTGTTTCGAGCGCCTTCTTCTTGAGGTCTAGCTCGATGTTGAGGTTATCGATAAGGAAATTCCGAAGCTGTAGGTTCTTTTCAGTGGCCTCAATGTTGGCTATCTCATAACCAGCTTGCCGATCCAACAAAGCAAGAGACCTTTCGATAGCTGCTTCTCTACCTTGTGTTGCTTCTGCGTAACGGATAGACAGGTCAATTGCTTTTATGGCAGCGTTATTCAAGCCTTTGTACACCCTGTCCTGTTCTCTGGCGGCCTCTTCTGCGGCGCGTTGTGCAGTTCGTTGCGCGGAAGCGAGTTCAGCGGCTTGCCGCTGCTCCAGGTTTGCAATAGCGATACTTTGCTCCAACGCTGCTTGTCTTCTTCTTATGGCTTTTTCACCGTCATCTATTTTTTGATTTCTAATGTCTTCGAGTTT